ATTATTGAAGTTATCGAATATGAGAGCGGGCGCAAGGTTGACGCTATTGCGCGCCCGATTTTACATCGCGCTTTGCGGCTTCTAAAAGATAACCCCGGCGCAAAATTATTGCTAGCGAAGACCGATAGAATTGCGCGGGATTTACACTTTATTAGTGGCCTTTTAAAAGATAATGTCCCCTTAATTGTGGCCGGCCATGAGCACATGACGAAATTGGAATGGCATATGCACGCGATGATCGCAGAACACGAAGCCGAACAAATAAGCCACCGAACCAAAGCTGCACTGGCACAAGCCAAGAGCCGTGGCGTTATTTTGGGAGCGCCAAAAGCATTGCTTCCGCATATCCAGAAAAAAGGCGGTAAATCTACGAAGGCAAAAAGTAAAAGTCATCGCGAAAAAATGAAGGATATTTTAATACCATTGATGAAGACCCATATGAAAAAAAATAAGGTTCCTGATTATGAAGCAATAGCGAACCATTTAAATCATTTAGGTATTAAAACTTTTAGAGGCATTCCATTTAATAAGGGTGCAGTTTACTATTTAATTAACAGGGAAAATTTAAACAATGAAAAAAAATATTAAAACCGCAGAAGGCAAACTTACTCCGGATGATATTGCAACCGGAAGTACTATAGCTGCAATCATGAACATGAACCCGTATCAAGATGCCGTGGATATACTTAAACGCGCATTTGATGCAACCGAAGGGATACCTAGGCCTGAATTAGATTTTGAAGCCTTGCATTGGGGGACCGCTTTTGAGGTCCCTATATTGCATGAAGCATGTAATCGTTTAGGTTTAGGTGATCCGAAAACTACATTTAAAAAAGCTTTTTTTTCTGAGCATTATCCTATGGCTGTATCGCTAGATGGTATGGTAGCCGGGCGGGGTAAAACCTTACAGACTGATTATGAAAAAGGCATTATTGTATACGGTCATGAAGGGATTAAGCTTACAGGCCAAGGTGTCATCGAAGCAAAGCTCACAAGCCAAGAGCTTGAGCAAGATTTACCATACTACCGAGGGAGACTGCAGCTACAGATGGCAATGGATATAGTAGATGCTCAATGGGGTGCAGTTGCAGTACTACATAAGGGTATCAAGCTTATGATACATGTGTTCCCAAGGGATGTTGATACTATGGCTATGATTAGAGATGCAGCTGTAGACTTTGATAGGCGCGTGCAAAAATACGTAACCAATCAAGAGACAGAATGGTATGAGTTTAAATCGCCAAAATCTGCAGCAAAAATATATGACAGAGCAACGGATGATGAGATAGATTTATCTGACATTACTCAGGACATTCAATATATTGTAGAAAATCAAGATCAAATTCATGCATTACAAGAAGAGACTGATCACTTACAAGCTAGAGTTATGGCTCGCATGGGAGATTATAAACATGCCCGTGCTGGACATTACAAAATTGTTTGGGGTGAAAGGACTTATAAACCAACACCTGAGAAAGTTATTCCAGCAAAGCCGGGTAACACAATCAGACTATCTAAAATAAAAATCAAGGAGATTTAATATGGAAAACGAAACAATGACTAAGACAATAGCCGAGGCATTTGTAAAGGCTCAAATGGATTTTGAAAAGACTGGATTGGATAGTACCAACCCACATTTTAGAAATGACTATGCAAGCCTTGCTGCATGTATTGGTGCAGTAAAAGATGCGCTCAATGAAAATGGCATATCATTAATACAAAAGACGCATGAGTGCGACACTGGCGTAAAAGTAGAGACTATATTTTTGCATGAGTCTGGGCAGACTATGTCCGGAGGTATATTAAAATTACCTGCTGAAGCAGAAACTCCACAAAAGTATGGGTCAGCTCTTACGTACGCCCGTAGATACTCATTGCTAGCTGCTTGTGGTATACCGCCAGAAAGTGAACTAGATGATGATGCTGAAATGACAAGAAAAAAAGAAGAGAAACCTCAACAAAAAAAAGTAACGAGGACTCCTCCACCAGCAAAAAAGCTATAAGCCTTAGTATCCCCAACAAGGATTCTAAGGCATGCAAAGATGAGGCTGATTTCTTTAAATCTTTCAAAGAGCTAGTAGAAAAAGTTAAAGCTACTGATCTTAGTTCTTTGGAAAAGGCAAAAAAAATACAGTCTTTATATAAAGTCAATAAGGATACCATTGATAAGACACAACAACCCATGCAACTGGACTTTAAATATTTGTGGGATTCATTTTTAAAAGAACAACCAATGGAGGTAACTACTAATGTTAAATGATGCGAATCATATATACGACCGTTCATCTGACCTTGAGTTACATAATGAAAGAAACCTAGGTCTTGACATGAGCGTAGTATCTTTATTGCAGTCAGTACTTTATCAGGCAATGCATGATGCTATTAAATTAAAAAAATCTAATCCATACAAGATCGAAGCTACTCAATGGTTATGTGATGAAGATGACAGAATGTTACAACTCTGTCTTCAGTGTGTTAATATAGATTATTACAAAATCATTAGGAAAGTAGCAAAGGACGGATGGAACCTCAGTTTGTAGTAGTTGATGAGTACGGTGAAAGCCTTCGTGCATTTTATACACGAGAATCTGCGGAGGCTTTTGTCAAATTAAGGCCAGAATGTAAAATAAATGAACCACATGTTATGTCGCCAGAAGAATTTGATGAGTTATTTGGAGACCCACCGTTCTGAGCTGTCACAAAGCTCACCATGCAACTTTAATTATAATCTGATAGTAACCCCTCAACTAGATAAAGAACGTGCGACAGAGGCTTCTGTGTGAGGTCGTTTTTAGTGTACTGACTTAGGTTTTGGTTCAACGAGATATAAATCTGCACCTTCGCAGTGAATGAGTAAATAATCATCTTCTTTTTCAGAAAATAATATTTTAATCATAGATTGTGTATTATCTTCTAGTAATTCTATATTCCAAATATTCTTACCCACGACTTTATCTAAAGCTTCTGCTTGTTTTTCATCAGCTTCAGAAATAAAATCTACATTTATACTATCTTCTTTATCCATCTTCCACCATCTTTTAAAACCATCGGCATCAGTTTGGGTTGACCATCAAGTATCATTCCACACCCAATAATAAATCGTGACTTAAAGTTTTTAGCATATTCAAAGGCAAGCTCTTTTTGATTAATAAGACATCCTGTTTGCATACCCCATACTAATTTATCGGGGTTAGAATAATAACCAATACTAAACTTAGAATGATAGTGGCCCTGAGAGGTTGACATTCCGTATTGTTGCGCCACCTTCATGACATCAGCTGCCATGCCATGAGTAAAAAAACATTTTTGTCCGTCAGATAAAGTAACTGTTAAATCATCTACCCATTGCCAGCCTTCACCAACTTGTAAAAATTCATTGTATGATTTTAAATACTCTAAACTTAAACCATGAGAAACTGCTTTACGATACACCAGTGATGAATGGTTAGAATGTACAAGAGTCATCTTTGGAAAAATTTTTTCTAACTCTTTGATATACTTTCTAGCTGCACGCAACTCATCGCCCGATGATTTTAAATCTGGATGATGATCGTGATATGATAAGGCGTGGCAGTCAATTTCATCACCTTGATTTACAACGAGGTCTGGCTTGTATTTCTTTTTGAGTGCAGTCAAAAACGCAAACGCATCAGGATGATGGTAAGGAATATGTAGATCTGATATAACTAATACAGATTTATAGTTACTCATACTATAAGAATATCATATATGTTCATCATTTTTAAGGTTTTCTAGTAATAATTCTGTACTAGATTTGTTATCAGTAACATACGCACCTGCATCATATATAGTTTTACTTCGATCTATAAACTGATAATACTCATTGTGTATAAAATAAGTACACCCTTGCAATAACAAGATTGTTAGCAAAAAAATTCTACTCATAAATAAGCACACCGCTACTACTAATACTTAGCATTTGCCTTCTTGGTTTTTCTGTTCCTTTTGGAAAAGCAACATGTATCCAAGATCCATGTTCAAGGATTAATTGATCGAACTCTATAGAACTGTTAGCTAGTGTACGCATAACTTGAGGGACATCACCATAGCCCGGACAAGTAAAGTCTGCTGCAAGACCATAGGTATGGTATGAAGTATCTTTAGATTTTATTACCCGGTTCAAATCCATTGAACGAAAACCAGATGTTACCCATATGGGATTACTATTTAGTTTAGTTCTTACTTGTTCAAGACCTTCAGCTAAAGTATGTAAGTTAGCAATTTGCACATCGTTAGGTTCGTTGCGTATGTCTAATCGTTTGGCGGTATCAGATCGAGTTAGCTCATTTAAGCTAAAGTGGGGAGTCAATTGCATTTACTTCGTAAGACCTTTTAACTTTTCAAAAGTTCTAAGACCAGATAAACCAAGCATAGCAAGTGTTAGTTCAAGCAACACATCGGTTTGAAACTGAGGCATAGGTATGTCTGTTCCTGTTATTGCCAGTATCCATTGCAGTAATGGTGATAACACAAAGAGCCAAGCAAAACCAAAAGCAGCTACCCATCCTAAACATGGTCGCCATCCAGCTACCCATACTGATCGATGGGATGCTTCAATCTTATTCGTTTCAGCTTGCGCAAGGTTAAGTTGAGCAGCATTATTAATAAGAGTTTTTTCAATTTCCTGTTTTGCTTTTGTTGCGCCATTCTTGTCCGGGATAATTCTATCAATTACAGTACCAATTAAAGGTAATATTGTTTGTATCATCTTGTAAAATATACTCCAAATAAAACTACTATAGGTGATATAGGTAAGACTAATAGTAGAGCCATTAGTTTTATAAGTAACTTAAATAATAACATAGCAATAAGTAAGCAATAACACTAATGCAAATAAAAGAATAAGCTCTTGCTCGTTCATATTGACATAGTAACTGTATGTATTAGAACAGCAATAACTATTGCTCCAAATCCTGCTAACGCTCCCCATATAAGTTTGTTTAACATTGTTTCTATGCGATCAAGTCTTTTATGTATAGTTGAATACCTTTCTGCACATAGTTTTTCATGTGCGACTAATTCTTCATGAGGACTCATATCTTCATTACCTTATCTAAAGCGTTGTTCAATTTTTTTTCTATAGCAGGCAATAAACGTAAACCACTATATCCAATAAAGAATGCAATAGCTGGACCTGCCAACATACTTAACCCAAATATTTCTAGCAGTGGTGGGATAAAAAATTCTGCACTAATAACTGCAATAATGATTGATAAGCCAAGCTCTTGTCTTGCACGTTGACGATCTACTAACCAAGAAATGTGTCCACCTTTTGGAGTCTTAGATTTTAGTTTCTTAGTATTGTAATTGAACAGTCCCCCTAGAACAGAAGCGACTATGCAACATAACTTACCACCATATTGTGCTATAAAGTATTCCACGATGCCCCTTGCATAACATCTATTAAACCCTCCACATCTGTACACGCTGCAATAGCTTCTTCTAATCTATTACATTCTGCTTTTATTTCTGCTCTGTAATCTACTACGTTGCTAGGCATAACTACATCATGTTCATACTTTCTAATTACATACCAATCAGTTGGGGCAAGTAATGTGTTTGTTGTGTGTTTTACTTCTGCAATCTTTGTAGTTTTTAATCCTTTAGTTACTAGCTTTTCTTCAGTATCTTCCATTGCTTCAGTTTCTGGATTATATGTTTGTACATATAGTTGATTGCCATCTTGATCTTTTGCATCTACATCTTCCATGGCTTTAGGATTATCTATCTCACCATTCCAGTAGTATCGATCATCAGCTCGTACAGGATCGGCTTCCCATGTTATACCAATAGCAGTACGTTCCTCTTCTGAGGATAACTGTAACCAGTTTCTAGGATATAGTATTTCGTTATGTGAAAACCCCCTATCCATAATAAGAGTTTTCCCGTTTAATTTATATGCCATAATATTCTCCTATCGGGCGTTTGAGTTTTTAAAAGGGTTTTCGGCAAATGCCATGTACATGTATGTACCACCTGAAGCATTAAATGAACCATGACTAGACCTAACTTTAAAACCATTAGCTAATAAATCTATGCCATAAGTGCTTTCTAATTCAGAAGTATTTTCAGCAGAACTAGTATGAGCAAATAGTATATTACAAGTCCAATTATAAGGTGTTCTTGCAGAATCCATTGTTTTCCATTCGCCACCATCTGTACTATCTGTGCGTTTAAAAATAATAAAGGAAGGTCTAAACCCTGTGTATACAAATGGTCCATCAGTAGAGCCATTACCTGTATATTTATCAATTTTACTGTATCCTTCTACTTCTGCAAAACAATAAGCTACCGCTGTTGTTGTACCTCCCATATCAGTAGTAAATACATCTGCTGTTGGGAGTGCTTTTGGTAAAGATGCAGCAGCGTTAGTATTATTTAATTTTAAATAATCTAAACCACCATCTATAGCTGTTGTTTGTGTATACCAATCTCCTGAAGTGCTACGAAGTTTAGTAATAATTAATTTAGGAGCAACACCCAAACCATGTCCTACTGTATCATCTCCACTAGACTCATTTGTCCAAGTAGCAATACTAAACCCTGCTGTTGGATTTGCAGATACTGTAGATGTTATAGTTCCATTTGTGTTAGATGCTGCTGTTGAGTCTGAACCTTTCCAGTTCCACCCTACAAAAGTATGTCCACTTGTATTTACATGAGCATAATATGGAGGACTAACAGAAAAACCATTAGAGTCAAAAGACTCAAAATCAAAGTTTGCTTGGTCAAATGCTTGTTCTGCTCCAGTATTATTTGATGAAATACCTTTTCTTGCTCCGTTTACAGAGTTCATTAACCAATGGTTTACTGCGTTACTTCTGGATTTAATCCAAGTAAAATCAGGTTGAAATTCTAAACCTGTAATTGCTCTATCTACTGCACCATTACCAGACCAAGTTAAAATATCAAAATGCTCACTACCATCTTCAATAGTAGAATCAGGTAAGTTAAATGTATTTATTTTTTTAAAGCCACTAGGTGGTGTGTAATTAAATGGTTGTTGACCAAAGTTTACTGTCCATGTACCTCCAGCTACATAAACAAACGGAAACATTTTAGTACCATCTGTTAAATCATATGATGGGTTTGTACCACTTGCAGGATCTCCATCTGTTCCCCAATCTGCTGCATACCAAGTATTATCTCTACCAAAATAATATTTAGCTGCATCAAAA